TAGTCTGTGCCGTTGAAATAAACAAACGCTGTCTCGCCTACAGCAACAGAAACACCAGTCTGGCCTGATGCTTTAAACGTTACGATGCCGCCAGTGGCAGCGTTAACTACTGTGTATGTCTTGCTGTAGCTTGGGCCTGTGACTACCTTGGCGGTTGTCAGCGTACCTGTGACTTTAACAATGGCAAACTGGGCTGTGACTGTACCCGCGCCCGTAAGACTAGATGTGATACTGTTCCCAGACGAGCTACCTGTGGTGTTAGCCAGAGTGACCGCGCCGTCATTGGTCAGAGTTAATGTGCCTGCAACCGAAATGTCCACATAATCAGAGATACCGTAGTTGACTGTATCGCCCCACGTACCAGAGAGCGTTCCCTGTGTAGGAGTGACCAAGCCTAAAAGAGTTGTTGTAGCCGCCATTTAAATGCTCCTAATTCGTTGAAACATCAGTCCAAGCTGGTGTTTGCGTGTTGCCAATATTTTGCCAATTGGCTGTCTGCGTGTTACCGATATTCTGCCAGTTTGCTGTCTGCGTGTCATCAATAATTTCCCAGAAAAACTTTGCTGTGATTGAGTCCGTCCCAGTTGCTGACTCAGTAAGAGAAGCCACAAAAGCCACCGCCGCCGCATCTACATCTGTACCCGTTGCAGTCTCTGCAATCACACCCGTAAATGTAGCATTGGCATTAACAGCATCCGACCCCGTTGCGCTCTCACTGACCACCGCCCCAACAGACAAACTACTGACTACCGCATCCGTTCCAGTTGCCGTTTCAGTCACAGTGACCAAGAACGCAAACGATGAAGTTATATCATCAGTGCCTGTCGCTGTCTCTGTGATCTGACCCAAGAAGTTGGCAAACGCCTCATCCGCATCAGACCCCGTAGCAGTCTCAGTAACCGAGACACTCATTGTGAGCAATGCTGTTACGTCATCACTACCCGTACCCGTTTCACTGACCGAAGACCCAAACGTTGCCGTTGCGTTTATTGCGTCTGTGCCCGTACTTGTCTCATCAACCGCCGCATTGACCTGTACCAAAGCTGATACAGCATCCGTCCCCGTGGCAGTCTCATCAACCGAAGCACTGACACTGAGTGCCGCCGTTAACGCGTCTGTACCTGTCGCAGTCTCATCAACCGTGCTTGAAAAAGCCGTGAAGCCCCAGCCACCATCACCCCATGCGCCGGAACCCCACGCTGACATATTAACCCGCCAAGCTGAATGTGTAAGTCACAGACAAAGTATCACTGCTCACCACAGACCGATCACCGGGTGAGCCAAAGTCAGCCGCAGAGAACAATGTCCCAGTTGTACCACTCTTAGCACTACCGCTGGTCAGGAAAGCCCCGCCCACAGTTGTTGTGCCGTTGATGTTAAACGTAGCAGGAGAAGCTGAGTTAGTCACCACAGAAGGATTAGCCGTCGTTGCCGTGGCAAACGTAGCCGCTACACGGGTTGCATTGCTGTAAGCCACAACTTCAGTCCAGCCAGCGTGAGAAGACATGGTGTCACCTGCCGCAGGAGTATTAGAAGCACCAGCACCGTACAGGCCAAGATACCAAGTGGTGATCTGAGTTACTGAAGTCAGGGCCGTGCCAGCCATGTACTGAAGACCTTCGTTGACTACCAAGTTCTTAGACTGGGCTTCCCACTTCAGGTTGCCATCTTTGTCATGGCATTTAATTTCAAACAGGCCGGTAGCTTTTGCTTCCTCACCGGCTTTAAGATTACAAGTCAGACCGCTAGAAATTTGGTCGGTGGCTGTGAGTTTTTCCGTGGTCATATTGACTCCTTAATTAGAAGAACGAATCAATGCTGCTGTGGCTGTATTGGCAGGCATTGTGATGGTGAAATTTGTGGAAGTCTTGTCAGACCCAAAGTCTAATACAGCAATAGACTTATTACCCTGCGTGACGTTGTAGATCAAAGCACAACGAGCCGTAACGGATGCGTTAAACACCACATCGGCAAAGTCTACATACGCTGTATACCCAGAAGAGTTAATTGTCACGCCAGTCAAAGGTACTCCGCCGGGGCTGTAGCCTGTACCGCTAACTTCGTTTACAGAAGAATACACAGTGGTTGCTTCGTTTAAATCAGCACTAGCCGTATACAGGGCAATCTTTAACGTATCCGTGGATAGGTTATGAACGGCTGTATATAGCTCTGTTTTAAAGCTGGTCGTCTGGGTTTGAAGAATGCTACTCACGATACTGCCCCAAATGTATTTGATTTGCGCACGTTTTCCGTTCCGGGGATTACTTGCAAATTGTATGGGGTATGCAGACCAGACACAAGTTTCCCTTGCAGTGGTATTACGTGATCTACATGCCAAGAAAACCCAAATAATTTAGCCCGCAGTGCAGCTAGTTCATAAGCCTGCTCAATCATCCAATGATCTTCAGTAGTAAGCCAAGATGGTGTACGGTGTAACTTTGCCAAACGGCGTTTTACAGTGTTAGCTAAAACAATTGCTGGGTTCTTGGCTTTTGATTTGCGCACATACGAATTAGACAGTGCGCGGTTTTTTTCACGCCATTGCCTAATAGTTGCGGTACATTTTTGTTTGTTTGCTCGGCGGTATGCAGCATCTTGAGCATTCTTTTTGGCTTTAAGTTCAGGCGTAACTTTGACACGCAAATGGCTTTTTGCTTGATGCGCTTTGGTACGCTCAGGATTATCTTTACGTGCTTTTTTAATACTTTCTGAAGCACACATTACACAAGCCCCGGAAACATACCGTTCACCTTCAAGGTGTAAATGTTTAATACAAGCGCGTCCAAAACAACGCGGAAGTCCTGCGGCTATGGCTTCTTGGCGCGTTAGTTTTTTCATGAAACTGCCACCCGTAGCTGGCCGTCCCTGTACGCATCGGCTCTCATTTTTCCATCTGACAAGTTTTTATACAAAGCAATAGCCTGTACATAACGCTGTTGGGCAAGAGCCACCATATCAGCTTCACCCTTCATGTAAGTGTAAGCCTCACAGATAGTGCCATAAAGCAATACAGAATCAAAGTTATCACCCAGCCAAGTGGTTCCAGCTGTAACAATAGACTCAGGGTAGTAGTTGTAATGAAGCTCTGCGTAATAAGCCGAACTAGGTGTTGGGCCAACAATAAACGTCAACTCATTAACATCGTTAGATTGGGGGCCAAATATTGCATAGTGTTTTGGCTCACTTAACTGTGCTGTCAAAGGATACGCTTCACGGATGAAGTTAACGTCTTTGTTAAGCAGGTACAGATAGTCGCCTTGAAAGACCACCGCGCCAGATACAGTACCACTATTAGCAACAGTCAAGGTAATGGTTGTGCTGGCGATACTACGAACCAACGCATTTGTACCAATATTTGTTCCAGTTACCTGCTGACCCACCGCAATACCTGTCGTACTAGCCACCACAATGGTCTTAGCCCCGGACGTTCCTGTGGCAGTTGTGGCGTTGTACGGATATACGGCAAGGCTGTATACAGACAAAAAGTCCGAAGGACACTGAAGGTACTTATTACCAACGCTCAACGAGCCTGTCACGTTCTTTCTCAAATTAGCGGGCTGCGCGGTGTTATAGATGCGCTGCTCCGCCTGACGGATGAAAACATCCATGTTGACGGTTGGGAAAGAGTTCTCGCAGTAATCGTTTACCTGCGTGACAAGCTCACTGTAGTTCATGCCATCGGGCCTCTAGACATAAAGCCTTTCGTAGCCGCTCCCGCGCCACGCATTTTGATACCAGTTGTTTTAGCTGCTGGTGCGGGACGGCGGTAAACATTGCCTACAGCCATATTGACTGTTCCGGCATCACTGTGGTCAGGGCCAGAGCCAGGGTTAGTAGAAGCCGTAACCACCTTACCCGTCATAGTATGGGGTGTAGCGTATACCTTGGCATCACCAACTTCTTTACCCATCATCTTTTTGCTAAATGTAGCCATGATTAGCCTCGTTTCTGTGCGGCAATCTTTGCCAAGTTACGACCCATAGACAACATATCGGCATTGGTTTTACCCTTGCCTTTACCCTTGCCGCCCATAATTTCTTTTTGGGTAGGGCCACTATTGCCCAAGTTTGTGCCTTCGGTTTTGCCTTTTTTAGCAATGCCGTCGGCTGATCGTGTATATGCCATTTTAATCTCCTTCAAGATATAGATACTGTACCAACAAATGTCGTTGCCACCAAGTAGTTTGGCGTCAATCCTGCGTCATTTAAACTGGCCCCGCCTACAGGTGCCCAGCCCCATTGAATGTCTCGCGAACCACCCGACAAATTACCATTACTGTTAATGCCTGACGTCACATACGTTGTGTCTCTACGCGGGTTGCGTAGTGCCTGGGGGTCATCCACAGGAAACGTACCCAACATTAACTGTGGCTGGTCTGGGTCCCAACACTCGGGGCAAACCAATAACTCATATTTGCGCTGCTTAATAATTTCAGTTTTAAGATTCTTCAACCTAAACTGTTGCCCGCAGCGGTCGCACTCAGCAATCGCTATCTTGCCGGATGCATATCGATTACCCATCAGTAACCCCCGCCGCTTCCAATAAACATCTGCCTAGGCACAAACCGAACGGCAGCTTTTTCTCTATCTTCACCCGCGGCAATGTCAAACGTTTCGTTGTACATCTGTTTAAGCATTTCAATGCGCGGCATCAGCTCTGGCGTCTTCACTGCAATATGGTATGCCAGGCCGGCCACCAAACAAGGCAGGAAGCGAAAATTCATGTCGGCAGTACTAACACCAGCACCGGCATCTTGAACGCGGCGTAAGCGCCAATACACGAATTGGTACGTAGTGCTGTTATCAGGTGTAGGCCACACGGTCACAGCTGGAAGTTGGGGCACAAACACCGCCGTGCCATCTGCTTGTGCAGCAGCTGTCGTATTGTTCTGGCCACGGAATACACCGCCAAGCGTATTGCCTGAAACATAGGTGTAGTAAATGTCTTCTGTGCCCAGGCGAATAAACCCAGCGCCGGCTAATCCAACCACCGTGTTAAGCGTGATTGTCGTTGCCGTGGAGGTGAGCGCACCATCAAGCACAGAGTTTGTAGGATTTGTCTCGCCAGATAACCGCTGGATCCATACCTGAATCGGTCGCGCCTGTTGTAACTTGTTTGGTATTGTTGCATAGGTAGAAACACTAATACGTGTAATAGTCAAATCCGCCTGGGTAGAAGCAGTGTTTGATCCCGTGCGGATTACATGTTCTAACAAATCAATCGTATCTGTAGGCAGAGCATATGTAGCCAGACCCGGAGTCAGGTTAATGATCCCCTGCTCCATAGTCCACATGTTGATGCCTTTTGACTGCCACTCTATGGTCATCAGGTTCATGGATCTACGTGCCGTACGCAAGTCGTAACCCGACCGCATCTCCCGGCCCGCGCGCTCCCATGCCTCTTCAGCGATTTCCGTGAAGTCCATATTGAAGAGCGTGGTGCCGGTAGTGGTCATAGGTTACTTCTTTGCTGTTTTGGCAGATTGAACAAAAGCATCGGCAGTAGGAGCGCCTTTAGAACCAGGCTTACGCATCTTTTCTTTGGAGCCGGCGGCTATACGTTTTCTCTTGGCGTTAATGTTGGCATACAAGCCAGCAGGACCGCCTTCAGCATATTGCGTAAAGTCCGTATCGTCCCGGCGCTCTTTCTTTGCACCCTTGGGCATTTTGCTGGGAGAAATAACTCCCATACCGCGGCAAGCTATCATTTTGTAGTACCTTTACTTTTTTTCTTTGCTAAAAATAATTTATCAACCATCTCGATCCGCTGAGGTTTGGTTGTAACTTTATTAATAATACTCAGACGTTTAGGTTTGGGAGCCTCATAAAATCCAGCTTTTTTTAAAGACTTAACTACTGAAGTTTTTGAGGTTGCCATATCAGCACATCCCACCATTTTTCATGGTGATCATTGTGCCTTTGGTTTTACCCTTGGTAGCACAACCATCAGCACGTTTGGAAGCTGAAGCAACTTTACCGCCCGAAGCCATCTCACGGGGGGAAGGAGGCATGCGTTTTTCTTTGGTAAAAATGCGTGCATCTTTCTTGTCTTCATATTCTTTCAGTTCTTTGGCAGTAGGGCCGCCCTGCTTGCCACGACCGGCGCCGGCTTTAGGGTTCAAAAACTCAGACAATTTTTCGTCGGCCGCCATAAAACGCATAGCTTTTTGGTCGGGCATATCGCTAAAACGCATTTCAGCTTCCGAGTTGGTGGCGCCTTTAATGTCAAACTTATCATCTGCCAGTTTGCCCACGCCAGCCGTATAAGCATAGGTTGGTTTGTCGTATTTGTTAGTTGCCATGATAGTTCCTTTAGCAGGTGCGGCCGCCCATGTTCATTTTAATCATTGTGCCTTTGGTTTTGCCTTTAGTGGCAATACCATCGCGGCTAGCAGAAGTTTTAACCGAGCCCATTTTGGATGGAGCCACTCCACCTTTAGCCAGCTTGGTCATGGTTGCACCTTTGTGCAAACGGCCTTCGTGTTTGTTCACGGCTTTTTGCATCATGGTTTTATCCATCTTTACATCTTTGTGGGCCATACCGCCCTTGGCCATTTTTCCTTTGCCGTCAGCTGCAAAAGCTGGAACCTTTTGTCCATCTTTCATAACCATTGGCATACCGCCATCAGCATATCCACCCATATTCATCTTTTTCATATCGCCACCTTTAGAAAATTTTTTGCCTTTATCGGCAGTTACAAAATCCTTACCCACTGACATGGGCACCCCAGCTTTCTTAGCAAACGATGGCGAATTTGCAATCGCGGCCATGAAATTATGTTGCTTCTTGCTTGTGCTTGGCATTATCGTTTACCTCTGTGAATTTGACCACCATAACGATATTGACTGTACGAATAATCCTCTATATTACCTTTGCTGCCGCCACCGCCAAAATCACCGTAGCCACCACCAAACACATCGCTGTAATCCATCGTGCCGCCAAAATCTATTGGCGCAAAACTTTCTGTTGCAGGTACGTTCATGCCAAGATTGGCGTCATAGGTAGACCCAACAGGGGCCAAGCTTGAAGTGTCTGCAGCGGGAACTACTGTACCCGTACTAACATCCAATGTGTAACCTGTGGGGGCTAAGCTGTCTGTAATTGGCGTGTTAGCTCCAATGCTGGCATCGTATACGGATCCAGCTGGCGCCAAGATTTCTGTCGCGGGCGTGTTAGCTCCAAGATTAGGATCGTATGTAAACCCGGTAGGGGCTACGCTTTCTGTGCCTGGTACGTTCAAACCACGACTTGCGCTAATACTAGGCGTTGAATTTAATATATCAAGCATCTCTGTGTAGGACAAATCACCACCACTGTCGGCAGGTTTTTGGTCAACAACGGCAACCTCGCCTAAATCATTTACATCATTGTTAAGACCTGGCTGGAAATCGCTCAAACTATTCTGGAAATCGTACTCAGCATCTAGGCGCTTTTGGTCATACTCTTCCAATGGCCCAACTGTCTGGGTGTCGCCGGCATTCAAATCACGCATAAAGTCATCAAACGCATCGGAAGTACCAGTTGATACTGGGCGGGGCGATCCTTGTGTTGTCCACGACTGCGTTGCAGGGTCCCACGCTATGTATTCACCAGCAGGTTGCGAATCTGCTTCAGATATTTTAGGGTTAGAGCGTATGATGTTGCCAATAGAATCCGGCAGCACATTGCCAAGCGCATCGCGCATTAGTTCTTTGTAATATTGATTGTTTGCTTTTGCATCGGCTTGCACATTTTTATAGTCACTACCGTAGCCCAATATGTCAGCAATTTTGTTGATGCCTTTTTCGGCCATGTAGTACTGGGGATTCAAAATAAATGATGCCAACTCCATTTGTGTTGGAGTTAATTGGCTGGTTATCTTGTCTTTC